GCGTCGACTGCGGCCAGCCGTCCGGGAAGGCCCGGGCGAGCCACTTGCCGAAGCCGGTGCGGCTCATGCGGAAGTTCCGGCCCTGGTCGCGGAGGTCGTTCACGTAGTCGTCATACAGGCTGTCCTTCACCACCTTGTTCCGCCAGTCCTGGTCGGTCTTGAGCAACCGACCTTCCCACAGCTTCTCATACATCCACTGGGTTTCCGGCGACATGCTCATGATCTTCTGGTCCTGCAGCGCCCGGGTCTGGGGGACCTGGCGAACCTCGAAGGCGCTCAGGTCATAGGTCAGGAGGAAGTGGAGCAGGTGCTCAAGTCCTCCGTTGTCCAGATCGTCCTTGATGCGCTTGAAATAGGCGTGGTCCTGCTTGTGGCCCTCGCCCACCTCCATGACGAAAAACCGGCGTTCATCCAGACCCGCGGGCACCACCCAATCTTCGTTCGAGGCGAGGACCAGGTGGACATAGTTCGGGGCCGCTTCCGCGTCCACACCCTTGCCCTCGATCACCAGATGTTCTTCGGTCACGAGGGTCTTGAGCACGCTTTCGTGCTTCTTGTCCCCGGCGAAGAAAGCCTCATCACCGAACAGCAGGACGGTATCGCGGAGGTGGGCGTTGAAGGAGCCCACCAGGTGCTTCGAGTCGCTGACTTGGAGGTAGTGACGCCCGAACATCGCGCCCAGGACCTTGGCGAAGAAGGACTTGCCGGTGCCGCGGCGACCGCGGAGGACCACGGCCACTTCGCCCGGGCCGTCCGGGTGCTGGACCATCCGCGCCATCCACCCGACCAGGTAGTGGTAGTGCTCCGGGTTCCCCGAGCAGACGTTGTCGCGGATGTGGTTCAGGAAGGGCATGTGCTTCTCGCCCGGGAGGGAGTCGCACGCGAACCCGCGCCAGAGGTTGTAGGCTTCTTCGACCTCCTGCCCGGGGGCAAACACGATGGTCTCATATTGGCGGCGCTGGGGGTGATCAATCCAGAAGGCTCCCGCGGCCTTCTCGATGGGCTTGCCCTCCTCCGAGTGTCCAACCACCACCTTGATGTGGCGGTAGCGGTTGCGGAAGTCCTCGAAGGACTGCTTGCTGATTTTGGTCCGCTTCATCGCCGGGTCCCAGACCTCGCTGATGATGCGGCACTTCCCGCCGATGTCTGCGATGACGGCGTGCTTCTCGTTGAGCTTGCGCAGCCAAGGGTCCACCGCCTCCTCGTGGGCACGTTCGATCTGCCGCAGGGCGTAGCCTTCCCAGTTCGGCTTGTCTCTGACGCTCGCGGCGATTTCGTTGGAGCCGGTGATCACCGCGAAGATCATTTCATCAGGGACCTCCGCCCTCACGAGGTCGCAGCAGACCTTGAACAGGGCCTCCGACCGGGAGGGGTACTTGGTCGGGTCCAGCGGGTCCTGCCCGGTAGCGATCAGCGCCAGCACGTGGTCGCTGATCGCCTTCCCGTGCTCATGGGCCCACTCCCGCAGCTCCTCCGTCCCGATGTCCGGGACGTTGCCCGTGATCTTCACCTTCGGACGGCCCCCGGCCAGGCCCTGCTCCGCCATCTGGACTCGAACCGCGGGGGTGAATTGTTCGAGGGGGTAGCTGGCGTCATTCCACTCCACGAGACGGGCGAGGGTCGGCTGGCGACCCTTCTTGACCTTCTTCGCGGTGGGCAGGTTGATCGTGCCCGGGAGGCGCATGATGCGGTCCACGTTGTGGCAGTGGTCCGCCTGAAACACCTTCTCCAGCTGGATGTTGTACGCTTCCAGCTCCTGAGCCTTCGCCACCGATCCGGCGATGTCCAGCTTGTCGGACGGGTTCAGACGCCAAAAGCCCTGATAGCCCCCGCCCGAGTCGATGATGACCGTGGGCTTGGGCGTGTAGGACTGGAGCAGCTTCAGCGCCCGCGCCCGCTCCTCCTCGAAGTCCTCCCCGGCTCGCGGGTCGATGTCCACGTGAAGCCAGGCGAGGCGGGCCATGTCTTCCTTCGAGGCTTTCACGTCCATCGCCCGGCGGACCGGGTTCACGTGGAAGTACAGGTTGCGCTTGCCCTGGTGCCCTTCGATCCACTCCGCGGCTTTCTGCCAGCGGTCGGGCATGAATGTGACCGTCTCCGTTTTCCCGTCCGGGATGATGGCCGTCAGGACCCACGGCCCCTCCGGGCACCACTTCTTCAGGAAGTCGATTGCGTCCTTGGTCTTGTGTTTCGGCAGTTCCGCCATTTCTCATCCCCCCCTCAGATGTTCCAGTATTCGCGCAGGCGCTCCACGGGGGCGTTCCCACTTTCCATTTGAATCAGCCAGAGGCGAGTGCAGCCCAGAGCGGCGGCGATTTCGCGCTGTGTTTTGCCCGCCCGGCGGCGGAGCAGGAAGCAGACCTCATGGGGCTTCAGTTGTCCGAGGTGCTGGCGCGGTTGATCGTCCAGGCGGCGGTCCGCTTCCCATTCACGGTAGCGGTCCGGGTGCACCCCGTACTCCTTCGCGGCCTCAATTTGGTTGAGTCCATTGCGGCGGCGGTGTAGCAGCAGGCTTTCGCCCTTGGTTGGCGTCAATATAGCAGACATTTACAAATCTCCTCAGTTCTTGGGAGGCGTGTCCATCGTGCGTCACACACCTCATACAGTCGTTCTCGCGGAACCCGGCCCAGCATAGCAGCGGCCACCGCTCCATCGAATAGCAACCACTCCGTCTCCCCGACCTTCAGCAGGAGGAAGGCCCGGCCCCCGGCCTTGCGGCGACGGGTCAGCCAGGTCCTCTGCTGGCGCGTGAAGTGGTCCACTCGAAGCGGTCCGCCCCTGGGCGGCCAGCGTTCAGCGAACTTCAATTCAATCCAGCCCTGGTTGTAGTTCACATCCGGGGTCCCGGGCACAATGGGGTTCTCCACGCGCACCGGGTCCAGCGACCGGATGACGGGGCGGAGGGAGTCCCACATTGCGGCTTCAGACATCTACCCACCTCACTTCGATGTTGTAGCGGCGGGCGACTTCCAGAGCCTCATCAATGCGTTGATTCCACTCAGCAACCCACCCCGGATCGCGGCCCGAGTAGTCGATGCCCGGGAAGGCGACCCGCTTCACGCCCGCCTTCCCCGCGGCCTCCATACAGTTCGGACAGCAGGGGAAAGAAGTATAGAGCGTGAAGCCAGTCGCAGGCGAGCCCAGAAAGTTGAGTGCGTTGACCTCTGCGTGAACAACGTGCTGGTATTTGTACCCGCGGTCAGCGTACAACTCCGGCGAGTCATCGTGCCCGGGCGGGAAGCCGTTGAACCCGGTCGAAGCCACGCTGTTGTTGGGCCGAACCAGGACGGCTCCGACCTTCGTGGAAGGGTCCTTGCTCCAGCCCGCGACGTGTTGTGCCAGCCCAACATAGCGGCGGTCCCAGCGGTCTTGACGCTCGCTCATTTCACCCCCTCCTTCAGCAAAACCTTCTGGGCGACGTTCCCGAGGAAGTAACCGCCCAGCAGGAGCCAGGTCAAGGACTCGAAGGCGTCCACCGGCAACTTGCCCATGTACAGGAGCCAGACCAGGACCGCCTCCCAGATCATCGCCGCCCAGAACTTCCGGGAGGTCCAGCGCACGGCGATGTCGTTCATATCAGCCCCTTCTCGTTGGCGATCCATTCGGTGACCGTCAGCGTGACGGTCCGACCGTTCTTGGCCACGTTCTTGATCTGAGACTTCGGCATCCAGACCTCCGACTCACCGCCGTGGTCGATGAGCAGGGCCTTGTCCGTCTCGCGCTTGATGACCACTTCGAGGTCCACGGTGTTGTCGTTGCTGCGGCGCATATCGTTCTCCAGGGGTTCGCCCCGGACTTCCTCCGGGGTCAAGCGGGTGCACTTTGCGCAGCGTGCGTCCGCAAACAAGTAAGTGACCTGCGCGTCACATTGATAGCAGAATTTCATCCTTCAAACTCACCCAAGTCCGGTTCCCCCTCCATAGGGAACACCTCGCAACTTTCAGAGCAGCCGCTGTTTTCTTCCGGGCGAACCGGCAGACGTTGGATGTGCTCAATATCACACAATGCTGCCTGAGCCCTCATAGCCGGTGTGTCGCGGTAGTTCCGAAAGAAAACTAGCCGGCCTGCTTTAGCTTGTTCCGCCTTCACATGCCCAAACTCTTTCTCCATACGCTCCGGGAAGTCATACCACTCCGGGGTCTCCAAGATATTATGAAATTGCTTGCGATCTGTCTTTTTATAGCACCACACGCAATTCCCCAGGCGGTCCGGTATCTGGAGGTCAAACGACTGTTTAGACCACCATTCCAGAATCTCCGCTTTATCGGTCGGCCACCACTCCAACAGAGGGTAGCATAAATTGCGCTCCCCTTGCTCCTGACTGACCCTGCGTTTCTCGTCAGCCCGGATACCTACGGCGGTCACCGCATCCCGTGGACCAAACCCCAACGATTCGGAAAACTTGTCCATAGGACGCAACTTGAGCTCCCGGGTACAATAAGGGCGTGTGGTGTTGGGTATGCCGTATTTTTGAATGGCTTTTTCAAAAGGGCTATTGAGATCAAGGGGGCGGCAGGCTGTTTTGTAATCGACTACCTTCCAACGGGTTCCCTGGCCCATAGCAGGATTTATGTCTGCTTCAATCCATACGGTATTGAATCCAAAATTCAGATCACATTGATGTATAAATTCTAAAGTGGCTGGGTGTTCCTGACCTGTATTAGCAAACACAACCAGAAACTCATATTCATCGGAACACCGATCCAAGAGCATCTTGGTCATATATGCGGAAGTCCTACCGCCGCTGAATGATATACGCATTTTCTTCTTCATGGCTATCTCCTTTAACTTTCAAACCCCATGGAATGACCCCAGCTCCGCCCAATCTCCACGTCCACCTTTGACGGGAGTTCGAGTGGCGTGCACGTCCGCATGATGTAGGCGGCTTCCGCGGCCTCCTTCATGTCGTGTACGCTGAAGGCGATTTCGTCGTGGACCTGGATGATGATGTCCAGTCCGGCTTCCGCGCAGGCCACCATAGCCATCTTGGTCTGGTCCGCGGAGGAGCCCTGAATCAGCCGGTTCAGTCCCTTGTGGGTCCAGTCATAGTTCCCGTCCTTGTCCTTCGGGAAGCGGCAACGGCGACCGCTCAGGGTCGTGATGTAGCCCACGGCCTTCGCCCGGGCTTCGCAAGCCTTCGCCAGCTTCTTGATGAACGGCACCTTGTGGTCGAAGGTGTCCAGTAGGGCCTGACCCTCCGGCCCCGCGGCCTCGAACCTCCGCGCCCCTTCCGCGACCAGGCGCTGACCCTCCGGGCTGTTCACGTCGAACAGCTGGAAGCGGGGGCCACGCACGGCCATCATAGTCGGGAGCCCGAGCTTGCGGCACATCTTCGCCCCGCCCATCCCGTAGGACAGGCCCAGGTAGATTTCCTTGGCGTCCTTGCGCTTGATCCCCGCCATGTCCGCCATCATCTGGTGGTTGTCGGTGTTCGGGTCGTTGCGGTACTTGTCGCGGGCTTCGATAGCCGAAAGCCAGGCCTGGTGCCCAATCAGGTCCTTCGCCAGGCAGGCGTAGTGAACCGCCATCCGGGGCTCCTGCTGGCTGTAGTCGTTGGACGCCCAGTGTTGGCCTTCCTCCGGGAGGTAGATGGCCCGCCACATCATGGCGAACTCATCCCGAGCCGGTTGCTGCTGGAGGTTCGGGTGCTCGCAGCTCAGTCG